ATATAAGCCGTTAGCATACAAGCTGGACGAAGACTATATTGAGCGTAAGGCGTTTAAGGGCATTCGACGTATCTATCGCAGCGACCTACTTGATGGTACGTTAGCGTGTGAGCAGGCGGAGCAGCCGGTGGATGAGCCTGCGTTAGTGACAGTGGAGTCACTTGTTACGGAGCCTAAGCATATCCCGATACATAACGAGTCTATGGAACAAAGGATCGTGTACTTGTATCCCAACAAGCGATGGGTAAGGACAGACGTGGAGGATATGGTGTTTGTTGGTATGAAGGGGATACACTTTCGCCAGGGTCAACGTATTTTGGTTAAGAACAAGACGCTATGCATAAGATAACGCTTAAGGACAAGTTAGCGGTATATAACAAGCTTGAGCAGCTTAAGGGTAAGCTTAAGTCATTTACTGTCGCATTAAGCGCAGGTTATGTGCTGCATATCGCGCTTAAGTGGGCGTTAAGCTTGGTGAATGCACAAGAGATGCAGCTTAACACGTTTGAGCTGGCAATACTTTGGATAGTCTGTTCTTAGGCTAAGTCCAAGTTCTTACTCTCTAGTGATATTCCCCTTCACTAGTAATCTTCCCTTGCTTTTGCTCTGTGTTACCGTGCGCACCGGGCTCCGCCCAGTGCTTCACTCTCGCAGCAGATGCTGCTGCTCACTGGAGGTGATAATGTATCCGGCAAGGAGAAGTTGTGAGTGAGCATAGTACCCCCAAGACTCAGCATTACTGCCTATCTTGGGGGAGTACTATACAAAAAGGAGATCAACGATCCGTATAAGTGTCGTCGTTTCGTTTCGCAATTACAGTCGTGAGTGATGGCTACCCGTTCGGGAAACTCTTGCCCTTCTCGTAGGCGTGACTGCTAGCACTCTGCAACTCTGAAGCCGTTGCAGATGTTTAATCCAACTCAAGAGGTGTAGTTGGAACCATTTAGTCGCTCGTGCGTCCGATGTTTCAGGTTGCGCAGAAGGTACACGGTCGTTTATTTGACGACACTGGAAATTTAGAGCATCTTCAGGGAAAGTCAACACTATGAATGAAGAAAAACAGGAAATTATCGAGAAAGTCTTAGCTTATAAGCTGGAGGAACATCCTACGTTGCCAGCACCCGGTAAACGGCAGCGCATGGAGATGATCGAGAACATTGGCCCTGAGAAGGTGCTTGATCTGTTCCTTATGCGGGAGAACAAGATTAAGGCTGAGCAGAACGATCCTATGCGCTATGGCCACGAGTTGCCGCACTGGCCGGATGCGGATAAGCTGCTTGATCGTTACAACGAGCTAGTCGTCCTCGGGGGGAACAGAAGTGGCAAAACGGAACATGCCGCCAAGCGTATGGCTCAAGCTTTCATTGGCACTGACCTTGGCGGGAATACACCGTCTTGGGTAAAGGACCGCTATAGCAAGCGCAACATCCGTATCTGGTGCTTTCACACTAATCACATGACAAGTGTGTCTGCCCAGCAGAACGTCTTCTATAAGTACCTGCCGCCGGAGATACGGAACATTAAACGTACTAACCATACGCAGATCAGCTTTAGCCAGAAGAACGGGTTCAGCGACAATACAGCGGTGTACATGGGCAACCAGAGGTGGACTACGTCTGGTGCGATGAACTTGTCCCGCAGAACTGGCTCGACACACTTCGCTACCGTTTGGTTACTCGGTCCGGCAAGTTGATCGTCACCTTTACGCCGGTGCAAGGCTACACCCAGGTGGTGAAGGAATACATCAATAGTGCCAAGGTGACGGCTACTCGCAAATCTCCATTGTTGCCCAATAACAATGTTCTAACGGTCCCTAAAGGTGAGATGCCCTACCAAGCGGAAAACCTGTACGGCAGACACGCCTGCATCTGGTATCATACCGAGCTTAATCCATACAACAACTGGGAGCGCATGAAGCAGGAGTTGTCTGGCCGTTCTAGCCACGACATTAAGATCCGCGCTTATGGCTGGGCAGATCAGACGGCTGGTTCCGAGTTTCCGATGTTTGGGGATCATAACGTGTGGAAGGGTGACGCGGAAGAGGTCATTCTTGAGGGTAGCAACTACATGGCTATTGACCCAGCAGGTGCGCGTAACTGGTTTATGCTCTGGGCTAGGGTGGACAACCACGGTATACTATGGGTCTACCGTGAGTGGCCGGACCAAAGCTACGGCGAGTGGGCGTTGCCAAGCGACAAGGCTGACGGACGAGCTGGCCCGGCACAGAAGGCAGGCGCTGGACGTGGGGTAAACGAGTATACCGAGCTTATCTGGAGTTTAGAAACTGCCGGGGATAAGCGCGAGATGATCGTGGACCGCTGGATTGACCCTAGAACTGCTGGCACGGAGACAATCACTAAAGACGGCGGCGTCACTGTGCTTGATTTGCTTAGTCAGGCTGACAATCCGCTCATCTTTACGCCATCAGCAGCCCTACCAATTGAGGAGCGGGTGATGATTATCAATGATCTTTTGTCATGGGACAGAGAAAAACCAATGGAAAAAGGTGTAAACCATCCAAAACTAATGATTCATGAGTCTTGCCAGAACTTAATATACAGTTTAAAGGAATGGACTGGACAAGACGGACAAAAAGGTGCTAGTAAAGATCCAATTGACGCTTTAGGATATATGGTTGTTATGCAGCCTATGTACTTTGGCGGCTTGGATTGGGAAAAGCAGTTCAAGCGAATGTCTATGACAGGAAGTTATTAACATGATATCACCAGTTGACCCTTTAGCTATTGCTTCAGATACGCCGGACATCGGCGAGCTGTTGAGCGAGTACAATCGCTCGATGATTAACTCGTCTCAGGGTAACTTGGTGACGAAGTTTGATAATATCCGCTTTGCTCGCTGGCCAGGGCAGACTGATGACGGCAAAAAGCATAGCACCGCTAGGCCAGAAGGCAGTCCAGCTTGGCCCTTTGAAGGTGCAAGCGACGTTCGTAATCGGCTTATTGACTCTTCTTGTAACGAGTTATCAGCTTTGTTGGTGACAGCGTTTCAGCGTGCAACCATTAGAGCATCTGGCGTTACACTCGACGATGCGCCGGTGAGCGGCATTGCTACGAACCTTTTACACTGGATTCGTGACGCTAAAATGCCCCAAGAATTGCGTAAGGAAGCTGAGCTTGGCGCTCAGTACGCTTTGCAGTACGGCTGGAGTGCGTTCTTTGTAGGATGGCAGCAACGTATTAGCAAGCGCACTCAGGAAATCACCGCTGAAGAACTTTTTCAGATGGCTGCGCAGGCACAGGGATCTGTGTTGGCCGAGTTGCCACAGATGATCCTAGATGCGCCTGACCAAGCTGCTGCGATCCTTCAGGCTGCGATACCTGACTTGGATGCCTCGGAAGCCAAGCGCATGGTTAACGAGATGGCTACGACCGGCGTGGCTACCTATGAACAAGAGTATGTCAGTCGTAATCTTCCTGAGATCGTTGCGCTGAAGCCATGGGATGAGATTATTGTTCCGCCAGAGACGGCTGACTTGCAGCGATCACGGGTAATCTATCGCAGGACATGGATGTCTGAAGTTGAGTTGCGCGAGAAGATCACTACGGAAGGCTGGGATCCAGACTGGGTTGATCGTGCGCTGCAACAGATTGGCAAGAGCAGCTCGTTCTATAACATCAACCTACTGCCTACAACGACAATGTTGGTTTACAACGGTGTAAACTACATGAACATGGTTGAGGTTGTTTATGCTTATACCAAGAGCCTCGATGGAAAAGCGCCTGCCATCTACTACACCGTTTTTTGTCCACAAGCGGCCTCCAATCGAAAAGAAGATTCAGCTTCATGGGCCATTCACGAACGACTTGATTACGCTCATGGCGAATATCCGTTTGTGGAGTTTCGTCGCGAACAGTTGCGTCGTGCTGTTGTTGACACTCGCGGTATCCCGGAGCTGGCTAGTACTGATCAAGACGAAGTTAAAGCCCAACATGATTCAATCAGGGATCATACTGCCTTCTCGACTTTACCTCCCATCAAAGTCGTCAAACGAATTGGTGCCATCAACAAAGTGGGACCAGGAGTACAACTCCCTGTCGTAAGCCCATCGGACTACAGCTTCATGGAGCCACCGGCCCGTGAACCTACGGTGGCGTTTAACTTGATCAACCGAGTTGAGGCAAATCACGCTGCTTATTTTGGCACGATCAACCCGGCGGTGCCTCCTGCCAAGACGCAGATGTTGCAGCAGTTGCTTGTCAATAGCTGGCTGCTTAGCTGGCGCAGCATCTACAGACAGATGTTTGCGTTGTGCTGCCAGTACATGAGCCAGGAAGAGATCATGCGCGTCACCGGCGGGCAGTTGCCGCAGAGTACGTCTGAAATACACAGCGAGTTTGATCTTAATGTCCGCTTTGACGTGATGGACATGGACAAGGAATACATCGCGCAAAAGATCGACTTTCTTACCAAGGTCGCGCAACTCGACACAGGCGGCGTGCTTAACAGGACGCGTCTTACTGAGATGATGATTCAGGCTATTGCGCCAGAGATGGCAAGCGAGCTTATTGTCAACCAACAGCAGGCTAGTGCGCAGATGTTCAAGGATGTGCAGAGTGACATTGGCATGATGTTGCTCGGCAACGAGGCGCTGTACCAAGCTAACGACCCTGCCGCACAGACTAAGCTGCAATACGCACAACAGGTGCTTCAGGCAAATACAAAAGCACAGGCTGCGTTGCAGCAAGACGAGAACTTTAAGGCGCTGTTTGAGAACTACGTTAAGAGCTTGCAGATGTCGATTATGCAGCAGCAGAACGCGCAGATTGGCCGGATTGGTGTAACTCCTGTATCTCAACAACAATGACGGAAAATCAAAAGGACGCCTTTGGCTTTTCAGGGAAAAACAATACCTGGAGCGAAGTACTTAGAGTTATCGAGCAGTTGCAAGAACAGCACTGGATGATGGCTATAAGTAAAGACTGCAAAGGAGAAGACAGAATACATTCAGCGGGGCAAGCTGATGGGATTAACCTTACTTTGAGCACACTTATTGAATTAAGAAGACAAGCAAAAGAATTAAATGGCTTGACTAATAACGAAGATTTGGCATAACGCCTCTAACGGGCTAACCAGCGTTACTGGTTTGATTATATAAAGGACTTGCTACCTATTAGCATGAACGAAACACAATCACAGCCTGACGCCGGGAGTCAGG